GCAGACGCCACTCGCGTCGCCACGTTGAACAAGGCTCGAAACGTGATCTGGTGGTACTGGACCATGTGGACTGCGCCGATTCTGGCCGTGAAGGCCGATGTGTTGGCTATCGCCCAGTGGTGCGACGACAACACCAGCATGTTCATCGACAACCAGACCGGTGCGTCGGCTGCAGAGATTCGCGATCCTGCCGATACCGACGATATCGCCACCCAGCTGACCACCGCTGGGTTCCGCCACGCCTTTACCCCTACGCATGCCACTGATGCCTATTCCGGTTCGGCATTGGCCAAGCACTTCGCCGCAGTGAACTACAGCGCCGATCGCTCGACCATCACTGGCGAGTTCAAGAAGTCGCCAGGCGTCCCGGCCGAATCTCTGACCACAACCGCTTACTCGGCCATGCAGAGCGCTGCCAAAAAGGCCACGTTCTACACGGTGGTGGATAACCAAGGGTCTACGGATTCCGGGCGCTGGATCAACACTATCACCCACAGCACATACGGCGAGTTCATCGACGACGTGGTGAACCTGGACGCGTGCATCAACTTCCTGACCACGTCGCTATACAACGCGGTGGCGAACCAGCTCACCAAGCTGGCGCAGACGCCTGTCGGGCAGGCCGTGCTGATCGGTGCTGCCCGCGCCACGATGCAGCAGTTCATCAACAACGGCTACCTTGGCCCGCGCAACTACACCGACCCTGATGACGGCATCGAGAAATACACCGCCGGCTTCGAGATTCTGACCAAGCCCGAGGACATCCTCGACCTGTCGGATGCCGACCGTAACGCCCGCAAGTCTGCACCTCTGCGTATTCGCCTGTTCCGCGCCGGCGCCATCCACATTGTTGACGTTGATCTCGACGTTTATTGATAGGTGAACCATGAGCCTGAATAACTTCTCGAACGACAATTGCGTCGTCACCATCAATGGACGCCAGATTCAAGACTGGGGAGAGACGGCAACGCCGTATACGGATGCGCCGATCGATCCGCGCAGCCAGTTGCGCCGCGGGCAGGGCGGGAATGCCCTGCGCCTGGATCGCCAGAATCCTGGGCGCGAGGTGAACGTCTACCTCAACCCAGGCTCTGCCGACTCTGCATACATCCAGGGCCTGATGAACTCGAACGCCAACATCACGTTGACCTTCACCCAGATCGGCACGCTGGAAACAGCATTGGGGTCGGAAGGAATCATCGTCAACGACGGTCAGCGCGGCCGTGCGGGCTCCACGATCACGGATGACCAGTTCACGATGCAATTCAACATCTGGGAAGGCACGAGGGGCTGATAGATGAGCGTGAAAGCATTCCACGTCGGCGGCGTGCAGTACAACGCGGCCATGGCCAGCGCTGTCGACCAGGACCGACTGATGTCCCTTCTTTCAGGTGCAGTACTGGAGCGCTTCGCGACTGCAGCCGCTGCCGGGATCGAGGTTGATGAAAACGTCCTGTGCTCGATGTTCATGTCGATGCGCCAGGAGGCCAAGAGCCTTGTGGCGCAGATCCTCATGGGTCGCGTTCTGCTCAACGGTACCGAGCGAACCGTCTCAGTTGCAGACTTTGGTGGCCGCATGGTGCAGTACAACCAGTTGCTGGCCGACTTGCTGCGCTGGAACCTCGCCGATTTTTTCGACTGGCTGCCAAGCGCCGCAAGCGTCGCTCGGCAGCCAGAGGCGCAAAGCCAAGCCCTGTGAATTGGTTCCTGATGCGCCCGTGCGTGGGCATAGCCGGCGTATGCCCGCCGCTGTGCACCTGGGCGCAACTGGCCGATGGGTCGCTCTCCATCGCAGATGTTGAGCGGTTCAATCAGGCCATGGATGAACTGTGGAGCCAATACGAGGCCCTGAAGAATGGCTAGCAAAGTTCTCAAGTCGTTCCTGATCGGCATCGGCTACGACACCAAAGATCTTGAAGCAGGCGACAGAAAGATCAACGCCAGCCTGCAGGGCATAAAGTCTGGCGCCCTGAGCATCTCGGCAGCGCTGATCGGTGCGTTTGGTGTTGGGGCGGCCGCAATAGTTGGCGTGTCGGACCGCGTAGACAAGCTGGCGATGTCGACCCAGAACCTCCGCACCTCCATGAATACGGTCTACAGCTTCGGCAATGCCGTAAAGCTGATGGGTGGCGATGCATCCGAAGCACTGGACGCAATCAAGGGGTTTGAGGAGATTCAGAATAATCTGCGCCTGAAAGGGGAAGCGGGTCCGATCACCGATCTGGCCACGGCCGGGATTGATGTCAGCTCTCTCTACAAGACGCAGACCGGCGAGGAGTTCATGCGTGCCTTGTCCGAAATGATACCGCGCCTCGATGAGGGGCAGCGCTCTCAGGTTCAGAGTTCGCTCGGCCTGTCGGATGGCGTCTTTCGTTCGCTGGCTGGCGGCGTGGAAAAGCTCGATGCCGACATGGAGCGTGCCAGCGGACTGACTGGCAGCGTCGATCAGCTGACCGACAACGCTCGCAAGATGGCCGAAAACTCCAGCGAGTTCAGCCTGATCATTGAGGGCATAAAGAACGAACTTGCCCAGAAGTTCCTGCCTAACCTGGTGGGTGCCGGTAGCGCGCTGAACGATTTTCTGAAAGATCACCGCGCGCAGATCAGTGATGCAGTTAGTTATGCGGCTGACAACCCAACTGCAATGGCGGCTCTTGGCGGTTCTGCCGTGGCGGCTGTTACGGGGGCTACTGCGGCAAAGCTTGGCTTGAGCACCGTTGGCGGCGCGGTCAGCAAAGCCGGTACCGTGGGCGTAGCCATAACTGGGAGCGCCGTAGGCGCAAACCTGCTCAATCGCGGCTTGGAAGAGCACGTGCCTGGCTACAGCAGGGCATCCAGGGGATTCGACGACTTCCTAAAGAGCGTGACTGGGCTCGATCGAATCCAGGGACCTCTCGAGCTTCTGTTTGGCGGCGGCGGCCAACAACAAAAGATCGAGCAGCCGAGTACTGGTGAGCCAGAAACCTACTCCGGTACGGTCATTCGCTCGAAAGAAGACATTGACTACCTCGATCATCGGGATAGGACGGCAGCAGACAGCCTTCCGCCCACCAGCCAATCCACACCAGAAGAGGATCGGCAGGCCACCGCTGACGCATTCGCGGGGGCCTTGGCTCGAAGCCCTATCAAGCTGACCAACGAACTTGGCCTGACGATCCAGCTGGATGGCCAGGCCCTCGAGTCCAAGATCACGCAAGTCAACGAGCGGCAGAACTACGAAACCCTGGGCGACCTGAAGACGACAACGGAGCGATAGCCTTGAGCATTATCAACATCTTCACCCGCCAGGCGCCGACGATTGCCGGCTACTCGTTTGACGCGGTGCTTGAGGATACGCTTGAGGCCAGCGTAACGCTTACCGCCATCCCTATTGAGTCCGGGGTCAGGATTTCTGATCACCGCATCATGAACCCATTCAAGTACACCCTGACCGGCGCCATCAGTAACAACCCGGTCAAGGTTCAGCTAACGGACTTCCTGGGTGGCGCACTCTCGAATCTTACCAGTAACCCCATCGTCTCGACGGTGGCCGGTCTGTCCGCCGGGTTTCTTGCAGGCAGTGACGAGACGCGCGCGAGCACCACGCTCGACTTCCTGATCTGGCTAATGCAGTCCTATGATCCGTTCGATATCGATGCCGGCGACATCCTGCTTAAGAACATGGCGATCACCAAAATCTCGCGAACGAAGGAGCCGCGAAACGAAGGGGGGCTTGAGTTCGTGGTCGAGCTGCAGGAGGTAATCAGCCTTGACCGGATCGCGCGCGATACCGAGTGCTCTATTTCTCAGTTGCGCGAGGGCGACCCCTCGCAGAGCGCACTTTCGCGGGCTATCAAGCGCGGCCAGGCCATCGCCAAGGAGGCAACCGCCTCCGTGACGAAGGCGGTCAACAATATTCTCGACGGAGTGGTTTGATGAACGTGATCCCGCTGCGTGCCGGGGCAGAGAACGCCCATCAGCGGTTTTCTGTTCAGCTCGGCGACAACCTGATCGACTTCGAATTCGATTTCATCTCCTACCTCGACGAGCCTGCATGGTCGATGAATCTGTTGCGCGATGGCACCCGGATCGTGTCCGGCGCCATGCTTGAACCAGGTAGCGACATCATCCAAAGCTACCGGACCGGCATTGGGCAAATGGTCTTCACCGGCAGCAACGTGACGCTCGACAACCTGGGCGTCGACAACTTCCTGGTATGGATTCCCCCATTGGTGGCCACATGAGAGAGCGAGTCTGGTCGGTCGATGTGAACGGCCAGCCCTACATAGGCCAGCAAATTGGCCGTCGACAGTTTCGAATCCAGTTCAATGTCGATGTCGCCCCGCAAAACGTTATCTCGTATGCAGACATTCGTCTGTACAACATGAACAAGGGGTCTTCCATCGCTCAGCGCTCCAGCATTGTTCTGCGAGCTGGGTATGACGATAACGTCGATGCCGTCTTCACTGGTTTCGTGACAAACGTTCTACGGGAGCGTGAACCCGGCTCGCCAGAGATCATCACAAGGCTCATCTGCAGATCTGGCGACCCAGTCAACGACCGGGCATCAGTCCAGTTGTCGTTTGGGGTCGGGTCGCGTGTTGAAGAGGTTATAAGAGCCCTGGCGAGAGCATGGCCGCTGCCGATCGATATCGACAATGCACAGTTCGCCGATGCTGCTCCGCTTACGTCAGGTCTGGTCGTAGATGGTGACATCCCATCCGCAATGAATAGCCTGGCGTACGCCTACAAGTTTGAATGGATGCAGGATCGCGGCCGAATGATTGTCACGAAGCCCGGAATGCTTCGAACGACATCCATCGTCCAGGTTGACCAGTACAGTGGGATGATCGGGATTCCAGAAGTTTCACGCGGGCCAGATGGTCTTGGTGTATTCGTAACCATTCAGATGAATCCTTCCCTGCGCGCCAATGGCCGTATCAACGTCGAAAGCGAGTTCGCCACCTTTAACACTGGCAACCTGTTTATCTCCGAGCTTAGTGGCGATGCCACAGCCAATGGCGAGTACAACGTCTTCGCGATGAAGCATTCGGGCGACTCACATAGCGACCTATGGATTACAGAAATAGATGGCCTGCGCGCCGGTACTGCGCCGGCAGCAAACCAAATTTCAACATCCGAGAACGGAAAGCTGATCTGGGGAGCCAGGGTCGACCAGGCTTTTCGCGTCAAGGTCCGGGAGATCGCCGGAAATCTATCAATGGACCCAAACTGGCTGATGGCGGTGATGGGGTTCGAGACCGGCTACACGTTCAGTCCTGCCGCTAGAAACCCTGGGAGTACTGCGACCGGACTGATTCAATTCCTGGAATCTTCAGCCAGGCAGGTTGGGACCTCCACTGCGCAGCTTGCGCGCATGACCGCCGTAACCCAGCTCGATTATGTCGAGGCCTATTACCAGCCATATGCAGGACGTATTAGGAACCTTGGGGACGCCTATCTGGCGGTACTGTGGCCGGCTGCAGTAGGGCGCCCTGACTCTTTCGTGATGTGGGAGCGCGACACCGGCCCATACCAGCGCGAATACGCCGCCAACTCAGGTCTCGATGTCAACCATGATGGCAAGATAACCCGCGGTGAGGCTGTCGCAGCCGTCAACACGTCTTACATGCGCGGGCAGCAGTTCGTGCGCTGACAATAATCTCGCCCGCCGGTTCGGGTGCAAGTATCCGAGGTAGGCATGATCGGGGCAGAAGGTCGCACGAAGCAGACAAAGCTAATACGGGATTCCTTCATTGAGGTCATGAAGGGAGTGTGTACATCGATCCCCGGGCACGTCCTTACATTCGATCCTGCTACCCAGCTGGCCCAGGTGCAGCCCGGCATCATGCGGGTGGACATCAATGGCGCCGAGTTCAAGGTTCCTCCGATCATCGAGGTGCCGGTCTATTTCCCGGGCGGCGACTACTGCATCGAGTACCAGATCGATCCGAAATGCGAGGGCGACATCCTGTTCTCTCAGCGCTGCATTGACGGCTGGATACAGAGCGGCGGCATCGCACCCAACCCTATTGGCCGCTTCCACAGCATGCAGGATGCCATGTTCCTGCCGGGGTTCAGGTCCCAGCCGAACGTGCTGCCTGACTTCCAGAACAACGGCGTGCGCATGCGCAACAAGGCGGCTACCCAGTTCGTTTGGCTGAAGAACGACAACAGCATCCTCATGGATAACGGGGCTGCCAGGTTCAACGTGCTGGCCGACGGCACAACCCTGATGCAGAACGGCGCCGGCAGTTTCCGATTGCAGGCCGACGGCACGTTCCTGATCAATGGACTGAAGATCACTCCGGACGGCAACGTCATCACCGCCGCCGGCGTCAACCTGAACACTCATCGCCATACCGGTGTAACGCCCGGGTCCGGCACAAGCGGAGCACCAGTCATATGACCGTTCGCAGGCTGGACGAAAACGGCGACATCGTGACCCAGGGACAACAGTTCATCAGCGGCAAGGAGGAGATCGCCCAGACTGTCCTAACCAGGCTACGGCTGTTCCTCGGCGAATATTTCCGCGACGTCACCGATGGCACTCCGTGGTACGAGCAGATCCTGGGCAAGTTCGCCAGCCTCTCTGCCGCAGAGGCTGCGCTGCGAGCGCGGATCGCCAACACGCCGGGCGTCGTACGCCTCACCAGTTTCTCTGCTGATTTCAACATCGACAACCGCACCTACAGCGTAACCGCTGGGATTCTCACTGAGTTCGGGCTGGAAGAGGTAACACTGAATGGCTAGCCTGACCTCCAACGGGTATGTGCTTCAGACGCAAAATGACTGGTTCGCCCAGGAGCGCCAGTTCTACGTCAACATCGATCCGCTGTGGAACCTTGACCCGTCGACGCCTGACGGCCTGAAGATGGCGCACGACGCCGAGATCTTCTACGCGCTCGATGAGACCCTGCAGCAGGCCTACAACTCCAAAGACCCGAACAAGGCCAAGCGCACGGATCTGGATATCGTCTGCTCGCTGACCGGCACCATGCGGTCATCTGGTTCAGGTTCCAGTGTGTCTCTGACGCTGACTGCCACCCCGGGTACCGTGATCCTTTCCGGCAACCGCTTCGAATCAACCATCAACGGCAGTCGGTGGTCAATCGACCAGACAGTGACGGCCGATGTTTCCGGTGTCGCGACCGTCAACGCCACCTGTACAGTGGCCGGCCCGACCCAGGCCGATGCCGGGACGATCACCCGCATCGTTGACGTTGTAGCCGGCCTTTCTGCCGTGACCAACGCCGCGCCAGCAACGCCAGGCAATGACGCCCAGACCGATGAGCAGCTGCGCGTCACCCGCGCCACCGCGGTGGGTAAGCCAGGAAACAACCAGATCGATTCGATGCTGGGCCAGTTGTTCGGCGTCGACGGGGTTCGCCGGGCCAAGATCTACGAGAACGACACCGACAGCGCTTCTGTATCCGTAGATAACCCGCATGGGCTACCAAGGCATTCCATTGCAGTGGTGGTGGACGGCGGAACCGATATCGACGTGGCGATGGCGATCTACCTGAAGAAGAATCCGGGCGCCACCCTGTACCAGGCCGGCACGCCGTTTTCTGTCGAGATCACATCCCCCAATTACCCGACCAACAAAAAGATGGTTAAGGCCAGCCGCCCGATATACGTCGATGCCATCCTGAACATCACCCTAGTCAACGACGGCACGCTTCCCTCGACCATTGGGCAGGAAATCAAGGATGCGGTGGTGGAGTTCGCTCAGGGCGAGCTGATCCCAGCAGACGTTGGGTTCAAGATCACCGGCTTTGATATCGGCGAGCCAGTCCCATTCAGTACCGCGCTGACACCCGTAAACAAAGTGATCGGCTCTTACGGCAATAGCTACGTCAACATCGCCCTGTCGAACCTCAACGGCTCAACCGGCACGCTGGCCATTGCGTACAACCAGATGTCGCGCTGGACATCCGCCAACGTCAACGTGACGGTGACCTGATGAATATCCCTGACCGGATCTACGCCCAGTACCAGAACAAGCCAAAGGCGGTCGCGTGGTACGCCATCGCCAGGCAGCTTGGTGGCAGCATCGAGGATGCCGCCGAGGCCGTGCGCAAAAGCTATGACATCGACCGCGCCGAGGGGGAGGTTTTGAACGTCATAGGTCGCATTGTCGTGGTGCCGCGCAGTTTCCTCGGCGCCGTAAGCATGAACCCTGGCCTTTTTGACCTGACAGATGGCGCTGAGTTTGGCGATGAAGATGCCATGTTCAGCCCCTTGACGATCGATCAGGACGACCAACTTTCTGACGAGCTTTATCGATTGGTAATCAAGGCCAAGATCGTCAAGAACAACGGTGACGCAACGATCGAGAACATCCTTTCGGGGATGAATTTTTTGATCCCGAACGCGCAAGTTCTTCGAATTACAGATGGCGAGGACATGTCTTTCAGCATCGAATTCTATGGAGAAATTTCTGACCTCCAGCGATTCGCATTGCTAAACGCAAACTTGGTACCAAAGCCTCAGGCCGTGCGGTTTAACGGATTCCTGGAAGGCTTTGGGATGTACGAATTTGGCGATACCGATGCTGAGTTCGGGGATGAAAGTGCAGAATTTGCAGGCTATATAGGGGCTTAACATGGCACTGAAGCTTAACGAACGGTACCCAGGTCGATTCAGCAATCCATCGGCTGATTACCCGCAGGGATCCTTCAAAAACAGAACCACTCCAACCTCTAAGGATGGATCGTATCTGGAGAAAGATTGGGCGAATGACAAGGAAGGTTTCTTTCAGTCGCTTCTTTCATATGCCGGCATCACGGCGAACGGATCCGTAGACAAGGTCGGTGCGTCCCAGTATTTCGACGCACTGATGGCCGCAATTCGAAAAACCACAATCCTGACGGACACTGGCGCTGCGAACGTCTATGCGGCTGCAAACACCCCAGCCCTGACAGCGCTGCCATCCACAGGCTATATGCAGCGTGTGAATATCGCAAATGCGAACACCGGTCCGGCGACTTATGCCCCCGACGGACTTGTCGCCCGGCCGATCTATGGCCTGGCTCTCCAGCCACTCCAGGGCGGCGAGTTGCCAGCCGGTGTGGCTGTGCTGATGTACCTGGTGCAGGCCGGCGTGAACAGCGGGAATGGCGCCTGGATCATCATTGAGTCGCTGGGTGGGGCGGCTCAATTGGTGGGTGCCACTAGGTCGCTGCATGCAGTGAACGCCGGACAGATCCAGGCACAGAGCCTGACCGCTTTCACGACCGCCGGCACGGCGCCAGCATTCACGCTGACGCCAACTCCCGCAATCACTGCTTATGTTACAGGCCAACGCTTTCAGGTGAGCTTCCACGCTTCAGGGGGAGCTACACCGACCCTGAATGTTTCTGGGCAGGGGGCAAAATCACTCAAACAATATGACTCAACTGCAACGAAAATTTCGGCATTTGTCGTGAATGGGCAAATTGCAGATGTAGTCTATGACGGAACTGATTTCATCGTGCTTGATCAGCTTCCAAGCACTGGTGCCCCTCCTGGAACAGTTATTAGTTTTGCCAGCTCAACACCTCCTGCTGGATATTTGAAAGCGAACGGTGCTTCTGTTTCGAGGACCACCTACGCGTCATTGTTTGCGGCAATCGGCACAACTTTCGGGGCTGGCGATGGCTCTACCACCTTCAACCTCCCGGAGCTGCGCGGCGAAGTGATTCGGAACTGGGATGATGGGCGCGGCATCGATGTCGGCCGGGCCTTTGGTTCGCTTCAGTTGGACGCAATGCAGGGGCATTCGCACGCAATGTACTACTCGGCGGCTGCAACAATCGGCTCTGGAGGAAACAGCTATATCCAGCAAGTTGCTTCCGGAAATAATGCCGGCCCAGTCAACGATACAGTTCGTGCGCCGATCACTGACAGCACCAACGGAACGCCGCGAATTTCAACTGAAACCCGTGCTCGAAACGTTGCTCTGCTTGCATGCATCAAATACTGATGGGGTAAATATGAAGATCTATAACGCACATCCTGTAACAGGCGAGTTTATCGGTGAGGGGATGGCCGACCCGGATCCACTGGAAATCGGGAATTGGCTTATTCCTGCTCATGCGTTTACTGATGAGCCGCCAGTTGCAGGGAAAAATCAGGCGGCGGTTCGGACCGATAATGGCTGGGAATTAGTCGCCGACTACCGTGGCACAACCTACTACATGGGTACACCCGAGGCGCGAACAATTGAAGAACTCGGCGTGACAGTTCCGGAGGGCGCCACAGAAACACCACCCCCGCCATCTACTGCTGAACTAACAGCGCTTGCCATCGGCAAGCGTGATGGCCTGCTTGGCGTTGCCGCGCTGCGCATCGCACCGCTTCAGGATGCGGTAGATCTGGGAGATGCGACAGACGCTGAAACTGCTGCACTGAAGTCCTGGAAGCAGTACCGCGTTGCGCTGAACCGGATTGAACAGAAATCCGGGTTCCCGTCAGTGATCGACTGGCCGGCTGCCCCGGCCTGAGCTGAATAAATCCACCGACCGCCACCCGGCGGTATTTTTTTGCCTGGAGAAAAGCATGCCCGTCACTCAGCAGCAGTTGCTGCAGATCCTTCCCGGCGCCGGCGAAAAAGCCGGCGTTTTTGTTCGTGCCCTCAACACGGCCATGGGCAAGTACGGCATCGTCGGCCGGCTGCGTGTCGCTGCGTTCATTGCGCAGATCGGGCATGAGTCCGGCCAACTGCGCTGGATGAAAGAGATTTGGGGGCCAACCCCGGCCCAGCTCGGCTACGAGGGCCGGAAGGACCTGGGCAACACCCAGCCAGGTGATGGTTCGAAGTACCGGGGTCGCGGTCCGATCCAGATCACAGGCCGTGCCAACTATGCCGCGTGCGGCGAGGCCCTGGGACTGGACCTGATCAATCAGCCCGAGCTGCTCGAGCAGCCTGGGCCGGCCTGCATGTCGGCGGCCTGGTGGTGGGCAACTCACGGCCTGAACACCCTGGCCGATGCCGGCAACAACGCCGATATCGGCAGCATCATCAATACCGGGCGACCAGGGCGCACGCCAAACGGCGCTGCCGATCGACAGTCTCTCTACGAAACTGCGTTGAAGGTGCTGCCATGACGCTGCTCGGGCGGATCGCCCCATATCTGCTTGCAGTCGTTTTCGTATTCGCTATTGGCGCCTTCGGCTGGCGCCTTGGCGTTGACCAGACAGACTCACGCTGGCAGACCCGCTGGAACAGTCGCGACGCCGCCGACCTCGCGGCAAAGGAACTCAACGAAAGCACCGAGCGAGCCAAGGAGCAGGCGCGCCAGGCTTCAATTAATAAGGCGGTGGAAAATGGGCAAGTCCTGGTCGACACAGCAAATGCTGCTGTCACTGCTGCTAACCGCGAGTCTGGCCGGATGCGCGACGTCGCCGACGGCCTTGCCGATCGACTCGCAGCCAGTGAAGCCCGCGGCAATTCCTGCACTGCCGCCGCAGGCAAGACAGCTGCCCACACCGCCCGAGTGCTTGCCGACGTGCTCAAGCTGGCTGACGAAGCAGCGGGAAAGCTGGCAGCAACTGCTGACCAGGCCAGAGTCCGGGGAATGACATGTGAGCGAGCTTATGACTCGCTAAGTACAGTCAATTGACTTGATTAAGCTCGGCGTTGAGGTATTTTGAAACGATGTTTGTTATTTTCTCATAGCCGAGCATATTCGGGTGAAGACCTTCATCCCAAAAATACTGTTCTTTATTGTTGAGTTTTCTGAATTGACTATCTAGATCAAGTATAGTGCAGTTGCAGCCAGTTCCTCCCCATTCCAGTAGATCTGAATTTACCTTTCTGTTCGCATCATCGTGATTGTCCAGCCTTGGAAGTAATGTTGATATTATTACTTTCCCACCTTTATTGCTCAGCGTGTAGGCTATCTTTTTTATATTTTCGAAAGTTTTTTCTGATTCCTCTCGTTTCCAGT